TTTGAGAATGTTGCACCTGCGTTTGTGTAATCGCCAACTGCTTGCGCTGCTGCACGAATAACACGCTCTCCGACGTTTACCTTTTCGAGTTCCATTGTATTGGCTCTCATAGTAACGCGACGGCCATCTTGGGCGAGAATGGTTGCATCCCACACGTAGTCGATAAAACGACGTGCTTGCTCTGGGCGTAGGATACCTGATCCAGCCTCACCTGAAGGGTTAACTGCATTTGGTCCAGATGTAACGCCTGATAGTGCTGTTGCGATATTTCCTAACACGCCACCATCGGTGTAATTACCTGGTACGTTTGAACCTGCATCTGAACCTGAAGCAAATGCTCCTTGTCCTTGATACAAACCTGGTGCTGTTCCACCTAAGTTACCTGAAGTTCCAGGTTGGTTCTTTTCTATATTTTGTTCCGACATATTGTCACCTCCTGTGATTTTTTACTTATTGTTTTTTTAATTAAATAAGTCGGCTGTTTTGAGGAAACTACCGCCCCATAGGGATTTTTCAACCGTTTCAGGCTGATTCTGTACTATCTCGCCGAGATCGCCAGACTTTCGGAAAGCAGTGTCTTGCTCTACAAGTTCCACACGCTTACCAAATTCATTGAAACCACTTGATACTGTTGCAATATCTTTTGCAACTGCTTCAAATGATTGTTTTGCTGTTTCAACATCTACCTTTGAAGACTTAAGCATTTCTACTTCTGCCTGCAAAGACTTAACTGTTGAAACTAGATCGCTAAAGGCTGATTCTAGAGTGTTCTTGATTTCAGCAACTGAATTAACAACTGCTTCATCTGATTTAGATACTTCTACAACTTCTTCAACTACATTAACTGCAGGTGTCTCTTCAGACTTTGCAACTTCTTCTGTCGCTACGACTGCATCAGCCTTAACAACTTCTTCTGTAGGTGATTCAATTATGGCATCAACCTCTGGAGCGACCTCTGACTTTGCTACTTCTACTGCTGCTTCTGTTTCAATAACTTCTGCAACTGTTTCTGTTTTTTCTGTCATAGGTTGTACCTCCTTGTTAATCTTAGAAGTATTAATGCCTTTAGCACTATCAACTAAGAATTTTATCATGTTTGTTTTTTCACTATCCGTTTTCTCAACGAACCCTATGTTTTCCATCTGCTCACCAGTAATTGGGCTAAGTTCTGATTCATTTTCAGATGCTACAACTATTCCATTTTGCTTATCGTAAAAAACATTTTCCAACACAGTAGAGTCACCCTTAACAATATCTACTCCATCAACTTTTTCAACTGACATAATGTTTGCAAACTGATTTGCTGGGGAATCTACAAGACTCAACTCAACCAAATCATATTCTTTAATTACTCTAATTGTCTTATCTGATTTCTCATCATAAGCATCGTCCCACTTGTTCATTTTTCCACCAATAGAAAAACCAGTTAAAGTTCCGTCTAGAACTTTTTCCCAAGTATCTTGTGCACCCTTTGAAACGTATGCAGATACAAAAACACCCTTATAGAACTTCTTGGATTCTGGATCAAAGTACTTGTCTTCTTTAAAGTTAACCATCTTACCAACTGCTAGTGGTTGGTGCATTTCTCTAATGTTCCCACGGAATTTTGCAAAGGCTGCCATAGATGCTTCTGCTGTTACAATATCATCTTGCTTATCAACATTGTCAAGGGATGCGAAACCAGATACAACTCTGCGCTCTTTATCTATTTTGGTTAAAGGCATAGACAGGCGAATATTGTCACCATCTGAATTCCAATTTGCTTTTGATATAATCATGGTTATTCTATTATATACCCTTTTTTTTTAAAGTATCACTATTCGGACATTTCGGTCAAGTCATCAACTTTGCGACCTTCGCCTTTTGGATTTCTTCCACTTACTGTGGCTGGTCCATCAGACTGATTGTTTGTTCTTTCAGTGTCCCGTGCTCTGTTTGCATTATCGTTTGCTGCCTGTTCTGGCTTTGGATCAAACGGTTCGTTGCCACCCTCTATTTGAGGAAGTCCAAGAATTTCTCGCCCTTCATTTGGCATCATAACCTGAGTCTTAACAAGTCGCTCAATGATCTGTGACTGAGCAATTTCATCTGTAAGCGTAAGTTCATTAAACTTAAACTCCAGAATATCTGTTTTTTCTTTTACGATCTTATTAATCATTTTCTCAAGATTTCTTTGTGCTGGTCTTGCAACCTGCTCTTTAAATGTGCGGTCTTGTGAAAGTGCTGCTGCAATCGCTGCTGAATCAGAACCACCAATTTTAGAAAGAGGCACCTGATGTGCAACAAGAATGTCATCTCTGTTTTGCTTTCTGTATTCTTTAAATGATGCTTCTTGAATTCCGTTTTCTACAGGATCCATCTTAAACTCTACCTTGTTGGTGTCAGAGTCTCCTGGCAATGGAATGTAAAGGGTTCTATGATTTTGTCCCTTAAGACCAGTCTGCAAAAATCTAAACATCTTGTCTTCTGCCTCAGCAGATAACTTTGCGCCCTTAAGAGTTACAACGTATCTTGGAGTTGCTTTGTTCTGGAAGTAGTCAATATTGTATTGTGATGCAAGTTGATCTCCGTGAAGTGATCCAATTGCAGACATAATATCTGGTACCCCATAAAAAGTATTTAGTGGTGAGTATTCTTTAAAATGAATGATCTCGTTTGGACGGGCATCTGTTCCAAGAGGATTTGCATTTGTTGCTCCAAAGTTACGGAAGTAAACTACCTTATTTGCAATGACCTGAACAAAGCCGTCACGAAGACGACGAACACGCATTGTTGTAGATGGGATATGACCAACATATCCAATGTCTCCACGGACTGTTCTTCCTACTTCAAGGTATCCATTTCCTGTTGCCTGTAGATCAGTAAATATCTTTTCCATAGTTGTAGTAAAAGAATCTTCTGTGTTTAAAGATTCTAGCCAATCGCTTAACTCAATTTTGGCTCTTTCAATTCTTCTACGTGCATTTTCTGCTGTCTTTGGCTCTGATGCTTCTAACTTAAGCATTGTTCTTTGAGAAACCTTAAACTCATAACCAAGACCAACAATGTTTTCTACCTTAGCATCAATTGCTGCGTGGTTTGCAAATGAGGTGTCATAGAAACTTGCAAGTTCATAAAGATTCCATGGTGGAGTAATTACATCAAAAAGTCCGTAAGCGTTTCTAAATACTGTTCCTGAGTTAATTTCTTTAGACTTTGCTCCGTCACGACCAGTGCTTTCTGCTCGTGAACTTTCTATGTATGCTGGAGTTGCTTCTCCTTTTAGTACACGAGTTGTTCTTCTTTTAAAGTTGCTATCAAGTCCCTGCAAATCTTTGATAACATCCCAAGATTGATTAAAAGGGTCTTGCTTTGTAAATGTGTCGTCTTCTGGAAGTGGGACATCAGTTTTTGCTCTAATAAAAAGTTCTTTATCTTCACTCACTAGTCATCACTTCCATATTTAGCAATTGTATCTTTGGCTGCCTGTACTGCACCAAGGTCGTTCATAGAAGGAATGTATCCTTCTGAAAGTCTTTGCTTTTGTTCAGAGTATTCTTCTTCTGAGATTCTTGTTAGACCTGGTACGAATACACAGGTACCATCTCCTTCATCCCCGTAATATTTTGCAGCCTCTTTAAGTTTGGATATCTGGAAGATGTCACCCTTCATTGATTGAATATTTAAAACAGAGCCATTTCCATCTGTAAACCATTTTCCATTAGCCTTTTTATAAACATATAGACCCCAGTCATAGTGCTTTTCAATGACTCGTGCACGGGATTCTCCCACTTGCCCTTTCATTTTGGGCAAAGCCTTCTTCTTTTTACGTGGATCTTGAGTATTCATATACTAAAGTATACCACATTAGACAGCAGTAGAGGTTATTTGTTTCGAACTAATACCTTTGTAGACGGTATACTCGTATCCATTAACCGTAAATACCTTATCAGTATCAATAATAATCTTATTAGTTCCTGTATAACTCTTATATATTGTTGATGGATCTACTCCATAATAACTTGTTGAGGATAAAATTAAAACGCCATTCCAAACAAAAGAAGATGTTTTCCAGTTGTCCCACTCAAGGGTAAGGGGTAGAGCGTACTTAACTCCAAACCAAG